CTACTAAGGTAAATACAATATGTCCTTAGTAGATTTCTTACTGAGAAAACAACTATACGCAAGGAACAAACAATGTCAGACATGAAGAAACTAATCGGCGCAGTATCCAAGCTCAACGAAGCATATGACTTCGATCTACTCAAACTATCGCCACAAGATCGTACTAAAGAGCAAACTAGGCGCGGATTCGCTGCCTCCAAAGCTGATGCTGAAGTATGGCACAAAGGTCTGAAACCACATACTCCAGAGGTTCCAAAGACTAAGGACAAATTCTTAGGTCAGGTTCATCGCCAGGATGATGAAACTACTGTCGACGAAGACATTGAAGAAGATTACGAAGAAGACTGCCCGGCATGTAATGGAACAGGCAGAGATTTTAACGGCGAGGGAAGCGAAGCTTGCTTACGTTGTGGTGGTAAGGGCCACTTGCTCAACGGCGGGTTCGACGAACGAACCAATGGTATGGACGAATCAACAACTGGGTGCAATGACGGTATTTGCTTAGGTGCTCACGTGTTCCCACACAGTGATAAATCGGGATCGCCAATGGAAGTTATTTCTATTGTTGACGACCAGCGCGTCAAAGTAAAAGATGACTACGGCAATGTCGAGACAATGTTCATCAAAGATTTAGTTCTAGAAGGGGTAGAACCACAATTCAGCGCAGCAACCAGCAAAGGGTATGTTGCCTACACTGGTAGCAAAAAAGAAGTCGAAGAATATATTCGAAAGAACAGTGGCGGTGCCGATGGTAAGTTACACATTAAACCAATTAAACGTAAAACTACGGAGTCAGACGATGGCGCGTTGACGGAAGAACTCCGCGTTGCTTTCGAAGACTACGTTAAAAATAAAGCTGCACCAGCAGACGAAAAGACTCGCATCACTATCACGTATAAGGATGGCCACACACAGACTAAGATGGTCACAGATAAAGAGCGCAAGCGTTACGAGACTTCAGACAGTGTTGAAAAAGTCGTGGATGCAAAAGGTAGTAAGGGTCGCCTAGATGATACCAAACTGTCTGAAGGTTTTGGTCGTACATACGCTGAAATTGTTGCGCAAAATCTGCCAAAAGGTCTCGACGACGAGAACCAGATTCTCGACGATGCCTATGACTATGTTTTAGGCGATAAAGGTGCAAAAACAGCTCGCAACCTGTTACACTACACAGAGGATTTCCCTAGTGACGTAGTGACAGCGTATAACTGGTTAGAACAAGGCGGGCGCAATCATGTTACCGAATCCGACGATGATGTAGATCCTACTCGCAACTACTGGCGTGATATCCGTGACAAGAAAATGGCTGATCGTCAAGCCCGCCAAGAGAAGAAATTAGCAAATTACCGCAAGCGTCTATCTGCCGGTAAAGTCGACACCTCAAAATTCGGGTATCAGAAGTTAGGTGGAGATATCAGTCCGGACTGGGCTAAAAACCAGGCAACGATGCAAGAAGATAGCAGCGATCCAGCATCATACCCAACATTCTTGCAATATGTGTATAAGAAGATGAAGAACGAGTTCAGCGATATGTCAGAAGTCGAAGACTTGTTTGACTACGCATATCTAAGCGACATCGAATTTGACGAAGTGTTACAGCATATCGGAGCAAAAACTTCCGCTAAAAAATACCTGACCGAATCGTTAGTCTGGCTGTTACAGAACATGAGCGACAAGACCTATACGAAAGAAATGAAACACTTAGCAGCCGAATGGATCATGCTCGTTGCAGGACCATTAGACGAATATGCTAAGACTATGGTAGAAGGTAAGAAGACATCATTCGACTTAGGTAGCAAAGCAATCAACGAAGCTAAAGGTGGGTTTGGTGGTTCAGTAGCGCAAGCTCAACACGAAATAACATGGCTCAAAAATAAGATAGCAGAGCTGCAACCTAAACTCGCAAAAAGGCCAAGCACTGCAAAAGAAATCAAGGACCTAGAGCGTCAAATCCGTGAGCGTGAGCTTGCTATTGGATTTCAAGATCACGTGACTGAATCAGATAACAGCGATCTCGACGGTGACGATTTTGTGAGTGATGCCGAATACAACAAACTAGCTGCTCATGTCAAACAAAAATATCCAGGATTCAAATTGTCAGGTGTTAGTGCTAACAGTGATAGCACAATAAACTACCAGGCAATGAGTCAAGCCGGCAAAACAGTATCGGGAGTCTTTGACGGTAAAGCTGATATTGACGTAACTGAAGCAATGTTGCCAAAAGGCGAAGAGGTAGATATCCGTAGAAAGATGATAAAGTATATCGCTCGATATAATTCTTCACTATCTCTAGAAGATCTAGATCAACTTGATACTAATACGCTAAAGACCGAGTATAAAAAGTGTCAACAGAAGAGACGGGCGTGGATAGATGCTCGATCCGAATGGTGGAATGCTCCCGATTCGGATAAAGATCAACGCAAAAAAGAAATGGACGATATATGGGGAGACGGGCAAGGATCACTTCAATTCGAAGCCAAAGGTAAGTCAGAGAATCGTGAGCTGTGGGATAAGATTAACAGCAAAGGCGTTCAACCACCAATCGACCGTGAACGTTACACTGATCTGTCACACGAAGGATTAGAAGGCCCATTCCGTATGAAGACTGGCGCTATACTCTATTATGATCCAAAGGAAGGCAAATACTACAATCGCGACACAGACATGTTTGTCAGCAACGAAGAGATGGACGAAATCAATCGTTACGGTCTCTCGGAAAATGCACCTGCTAAAAAATCCATGTCGCCAGAAAAATTAGCAAAGATCGCTAAGATGCGCGCCATGCTAGAAAAACTAGGTGGTGCAGTCAAGGAAGCTCGTTCTAAGATGGGGAGCAAGATCGAAGAGGAGGCACCTATTGACCAAGTCGTCGCAAATGCTGCACCGGCTGGGTCGCAGGTAACTACTGCTCAACCATCTGCTGGTGCTCCGGCTGCGGCAACAGCAACATCAGCTTCGAAACCAGGTGCGGCTACAACTGCGGTGGCTCCTGCGGCTCCTTCGGCGCCGACTCCACCAGCATCAGCTGACCAGGCTAAATCAACAGCGACTGTTGTCAAGGCAATAACTGACGATCCAACAGTAGCAGCGAAACTCAAGTCTAACCCAGCAGCAGCAGACGCAGTCAGAACAGTTTTAGGCTTGAAACCATAATTTTGGATAACGTATAAATACATCATGACCGATAAAACTACTTGCCCGCATATCGAAGGATCGATACAAGAGCATACTCGAAAAGAGCATACGATCACCGAAACCACAAAATCATCTTCGACGACTGACTTGAGTATCAAGTCAGTCAGTGTTGCAATTGGTGTTATATTGACTATTGGTGGCGCCTTTTGGGCTATGGATACTCATTATGCAAAAGCAGAAGACGTTGTAAAACTGCAGGTTAAAACCGCAGCCGATGTCGAAAAACTACAGATAAACGTCGAAGTGCAATTTGCCCAGGCTAGAGTTGATCGCCTCGAAGACGAACTGTTTAAACTCGATGCAAAGAAGCAAGCTCAAGAAGGCAGGCTAGATCCGATTGATACTGCAATGTACGAACGATATGTACGTCGTCTACAACAAGTGCAACAGCAATCAAGGTCAGTCATTGCGAGGGCAACCCAATAATGTTTTTAAGCGAACTGTTTTCAGAGGATGCCGAGATACTACCGAAGGCGAATCGCGTCACATTAGACGAGCTAACAGGAGTTCCTCAGAAAGCACTACCGATTCTCACCCGGCTAGCTAAGTTCCACCAGGTAAGAGATCTTGCATTCAACTATCACGACAAGGTATGGACTGCAACTGATTCTGCTGGAGTCGAACCTTTCTTACGTGATGCAAAGCACATTACTTCGGCTGCTGGTATGGGCACAAGGATGATGCATGAAGAAAATCCTAACCAACAAATATCGCTATACAACCCGAACGGTAAAACATATCGTCAACAACCTATGCCGTCCGATGATCCCGATGACATCTTCTCTAAGGGCAACGCCGTATCATTAGACGATGAGCAGTATGACGAGATAGCAGATATTAACAACCCATTCGAAAAAGATCCGATCGAGGCTGCTCAACTTAAAACAACTATAGAACAAAACTTATCTACTCTATCACCTAAGCAACAGATGATCCTAAAAATGAGATTTTGGAAAGGCATGACATTAGAAGAAGTTGCTAAGGCGTTAGGAGTCACCTACGAACGAATTCGGCAACTTGAAGCGAAGGCCATGAGGCAACTCCGCGCAATCAAGAACACTAGTGGAAAACATCCGCTGCAATCATTCCTTAACACTGAATACGAATAGAGACCACGATAGCAAATAACACCAAACAAACAGCAGCAGAATTCTTCCGTAAATATTCCGATATGGTTACTGAGGATATTACTGCTCCTAGACTGTCCGAAGACAAAGTGCAATACGCAATCTACAGCATCAATGAGGATGTAACCACCTTGCATCGTATGCAGATGGAAGGATGGATTGATCCCAAATCCGAAGTTCTGCTAGTTCAAGCAAGCAAATTACTTCAGCAGGCAGTTAAAATAAGTAACAGCAAATAACGCAATAAATACTATTAACCATTAAAGGAAACTATCATGTTGCAATACATCCTCATCATCAAAACCGCGTTAAACTTACTGCCGACAATTATCGCTACGATCAAGGCTATCGAGATGGCTGTCCCAGAATCTGGCAAAGGTAAGGAGAAACTCGAAATCATTAAGACTACGTTAGAGAATGCTTACAAAGCAGCAACTGACGTAACTGTTAAGTTTGAAACAATCTGGCCTGTGCTGTCAAGCATGATTTCAGCAATCGTGTCATTACTCAATGCAGCAGGCATTTTCAAGAAAAAGGCAGCATAAGAACATTACCGGGACCGTTAAGTTACGGTGTGTAGGTCGAAAGACCTCGAAAGGCCTTGATTCGCTACCAAGGCCTTTCTTAGCGAGTTTTATTTCTTAACGGACCAGCCAGCAGCAAGATACTCAGATAGCTGATCAGGTGGACTCATTTTCTTAACTCCATCCTTGTAAATAGCTTTTTTCCCGGAATTTTTCTCACCGATTTTTCTTCTAGCATCGTCGGTTTGCGGATGGCTAGGTTTGCCTGCTTTTGCTCGGGATATATTTGCACTGTGCTCACTAGATCGTAGTGGCTTCGGCACACCTTTTAGCTTTTTCGACATGTTTCCCCTATATTCATCACTCGGAGTTCCGAATTTTCTGCCTTTATTTGCCCCGACTTGCACCCCCGTCTTACCTTTGTTCCATGGTTCTTTCCCTTTCTGTATCGATGACCGCATCTTACAGAATTCTTCCGACATAACTCGGCCCCGATTCGCATTCCCAATCTTCGCACGAGTTGTTTCTTTAACGATATGACCAAACATCGCTCCACCGTCTGTGCCATTCTCTGGTTTTAGATTAGCCCACTCATCCGATAACACAATGTTGTTCTCTGCTGAAAATCGTAAAGCAAACTCTACCAGAACTTCTCTGTCATGGTACAATTCTGCCCAGATAGTTGAAACATCGGCGCCGTGCACTTCGAGATGCCTTCGCCAATATTTGCCAGATCCTAAATACTTAAAAGGATCAGACACTGTTTTCCCGAAGTATTTTAATCCGGTTTGGTTATGTTGTTTTACGTAGAGCCACGTTGGTTGATAAATAGACATGCTGACATAGTTCCTTTATGTTAGAGCAGTTGGATATTCCAGTATCGCGAACTGCACATATATTTATACCATTTCTATTGATAGTGGTAGGGATTTTACAGTATAATATTTTATTACTAGGAGAAACGCAAATGGCATCAGCAAACAGCAGAATGTACACAAGTGAACAAAAATCGAAGCTATCGCAGTTATTTACAGAAAGTATCGCCGTTTATCAAGAAGTAGAAGATTTGAGCGCAGGGCTCAACGACACTATAAAATCCGTTGCTGAAGAGCTCGAGCTGAAGCCGTCGTTGCTCAAAAAAGCAATCAACATCGCTCGCAAATCTAAATTCACAGAAACAAACGAAGATCACGACACTGTTATCGACATTCTAGAAACGGTTGGTCGTACCCTGTAACATGGAAAAGAGGAAATTTACCTGGAAGTGGATGGGTAAGAGGTACTGTATCAACTGGCCAGCAGTGATAATTCTAGGTGGCGGGTTCTTAGCAGTAGCAATCTATCAGGTATATTTCTATCATGGGTGATCCAATGAATCCTATCCCACCAGTGCCTCCACTAGGTAAGTTTTGGTGTGAGGCGTGTGGTGATATTACAACTACTGGCCACACTAGCTGGATCTGCAAAATCATCCTATTCTTAGATAAATGTTGCGGTAAATAACAAGTAGCTCAAGCTACACAACAATCACGGTTTAAGCCAGCCAAAAGTGGCTAAAGGAGTTTTATGTCATATATCGATGCTCTTCTCGACAGAGAGAAGGATCGTATTCACGTTGTTGAGCGCAATGCTCAAGGCGAACGTGAATACAAGAACTACGCAGCAGATTACCTATTCTACTACGATGATAAAAAAGGTAAACACCAGACGATCTATCGTACCCCAGTAAGCAAATTCATATCCCATTCAAGCAATGAGTTCCGCAAAGAACTACGGATGCAAGGCGGAAACAAAGTTTGGGAAAGCGACTGTAACGCAATTTTTCGATGTTTAGAATCAAACTACCTCGGTGTTAATTCTCCGAAGCTGCATACATGCTTCTTCGACATTGAAACTGACTGGGCTCACGGCGAAGCTCCGGAAGACCTCGTCGTCCTAGTCAGAAATATAGACAAACCGTCAGTTACTGTCAAAGAGTTACGATCTATGTCAAATCGTGAAGCGTGTGAAGTGTTTGACCCGCGCATCGGGGCCTGGCTATCACCGTCGGCTTCAACCTTGCTCGAAAAGAATGGCCCGATCGGATACGCACCAACTGACGATCCATTCAACAAAATCACAGCTATCACCGTCTATCTTGACTGGATCGACAAGCTTATCACTTTAGCGTTACCTCCGAGATCGTTATCGTGGGATGCAGCGCAAGACATTGCTGACAAGTTCGACGATACATATCTGTTCGAAAAAGAATCAGAGATGCTTGACACGTTCTTGAATCTCATTGAGGATGCTGACATCCTCAGCGGGTGGAACAGTGAGGGATACGATATTCCGTATACGGTGGGTCGAATTATTCGCACCTTGTCTAAGGATGACTTGCGCAGAATGTGCTTATGGGAGCAGATGCCTAAGCGTCGTGAGTTCGAACGATTTGGTGCGACCAGCATCACGTATGATCTGATCGGTCGTATCCACCTGGACTATATGCAACTCTATCGTAAATACACCTACGAAGAACGCCACAGCTACTCGTTGGACGCCATTGGTGAACATGAGCTAAATGAACGCAAATTAGCCTACGAAGGGTCATTAGATCAGCTATATAACCAGGATTTCTACAAGTTTTTAGACTATAACAGGCAAGACACTAAGCTACTAGCTAACCTAGACAAAAAGCTTCAATTCCTGGACTTAACGAACGAAGTTGCGCACGAAAACACAGTTCTTCTGCAAACAACGATGGGCGCAGTAGCAGTGACTGACCAGGCTATCATCAACGAAGCTCACCGGCTTGGGTATGTGGTTCCGTCGCGTAAACCAATGGAGAAGAAGGTAGAGCCAGTCAAGAAGAAAAAGAAGAAAAAGAACGACGACGACGAAGATGAAGACGAAGCTAACGGCGCAGCTGGTGCGTATGTAGCGTATCCGAAGATTGGTATGCATCAATACATCGGGGCGATCGACATCAATTCCCTGTATCCGTCTACGATTCGCGCTTTGAATATGGGGCCAGAAACGATTGTTGGGCAGCTTCGTCCGATAATGACCGACAAGTATCTCGCGGAGAAGATGGCTGACAAGATGGTCGGTAAGAAAATGATGAAAGGGTCATCATTTGCTGGCGCATGGGAAGGGCTGTTCGGAACGTTAGAATACATCGCAGTAATGGACATGAACCCAGACACCGAAATCACAATCGACTGGGAAGGTGCTGAAACAACGGTCCACACAGCAGATGAGGTATGGCGTATCGTATTCGAAAGCGGGCAGAAATGGATGCTCAGTGCTAACGGAACTATCTTCCGTTACGATTTTGAAGGTATCATTCCTGGGTTGTTGAAACGTTGGTATGCTGAGCGTAAGACTCTCCAAAAGAAGAAGAACACCGCAGCAGACTTGCAACTAGGAGCCAAAGATGCAGTTCGGATCCCAACCAGTATGCTGTTGACTGTTCTAGAACTGCTTGGCGCCAATAACACAGAATCGAAAGATTCTAGCGCAGTTGATGTGCCATCAATTAGGGAGATGATTGCAGCTGAAGATTGTCAAGGTCTTACTTCATACATCAAACTGCACAACCTCAAGATCGAAGTTGATGTCATTACGGCGTCCCTTGACCAGATTAAGTATGCTACAGGCTTCTGGGATAAAAAGCAGCAGGTTAAGAAGATTAACTTAAACTCACTCTACGGCGCATTGTTGAATCCGGGATGCAGATTTAACGATCACAGAATGGGGCAGAGCACTACGCTAACTGGTCGAGTTATTGCTAAACATATGGATTCGTTTGTGAACGAAGCAATCACAGGCAAATATGTGTATGATGGTGATGCAGTTGTATATGGTGACACAGACTCTGTATATTTCTCAGCTTGGCCTATGGTCAAAGACGAGGTTGCTGCTGGTCGTATGCAATGGGACAAGGACATTTGTGTTCAGTTGTATGACAGCATAGCAGATCAAGTCAATGAAAGTTTCCCGGATATGATGGCTAAGGCTTGTAACTGCCCGCCAGAGCGTGGAGAGTTGATTAGAGGTGGACGTGAGTTGATCGCTACCTCCGGACTGTTTGTAAAGAAAAAACGCTATGCGGTATTGATTTACGACATGGAAGGCACTCGGCTTGACTTGATGGACGAGCAAACTGCTAAGAAGAAAGGCGTCAAGCCTGGCATCGGTAAGGTCAAGGCTATGGGACTAGACTTGAAGCGTAGTGATACGCCTAGAATCGTGCAAGATTTCTTGAGCGAGATTTTGTTGTCAACTCTTACTGACGTACAGAAGGAGAAGGTGATTGCAGACATTATCAAATTCAAGACGATGTTCTCCGCGATGCCAGCATGGGAAAAGGGTACTCCGAAACGTGTGAACAATTTGACGACTTACGGTAACACAGAAGAACGTGAAGGTAAGAGCGGTATGCCAGGTCACGTTAGGGCGTCTATCAACTGGAATCGTTTGCGCCAGATGAATGGCGATAACTACAGTCCAAAGATTGTTGACGGTATGAAGATTATCACTTGCAAGCTGAAATCGAATCCGATGGGATACACGTCGGTGGCTTACCCGATTGACGTAGCTCATATCCCGCAATGGTTCAAAGATTTACCGTTCGACGACGAGGCAATGGAAGCAGCAGTAGTCGATAAGAAAGTCGAAAATTTACTTGGCGTACTGAAGTGGGACATCACCAACAATACGTCAATTCATTCAACTTTTAGCTCACTCTTCGAGTTTTAAGCTATGACGTTATCAGAATTAGTTAGTCTCAAGTTGTCAGTTCAACGATTAGCAGCAATAGAGATCGGGCAACTTGAGGCGGCCGATGTTCGGTCGCAAATTCATACCCTAGGCGAACATCAATTTGCTGGGCAACTATATCTCGCAAATGATTTTATCGACGATAGTCTAGATAAGCTAAAAGTAAATCTAGTGCAGCATTATCGAAAGTTGATTAACGATATTGACTACAGCATCGCAAAAGAATCAGAGCAATATTTGCTGCATGAATATTGTCGGACTGATATCGACGATGACCGTAATGTCAAAACCATTATGTTGCCAGAATCAATTAAACAGGTGCTAATCGGGAGGATTCAATTGCGCGCCGATTGGCATTACCCGGGGCTAGAGATTAGTCCGCACGACGGTGAATTTACTCACCATTTAGTTGGGTGCGATCCTCTGTACCTAGTGGACGTGTATCAGGAATACTTAGATAGCGTCAAATCGCAATTCAACGAACAGTACCAGGCTAGGCTAAGGGTGTATCTAACCTCGATAGGTAGTGATACCCTGTATCTGGCTGAGTTACCAAAGAACCAATTTGGCACAATTTTTAGTTGGAATGCGTTCAACTATTTACCGATGCTAGTCATCACGCAGTATTTGAAAGAGGCATTTGAAATACTACGGCCTGGCGGCACATTCATCTTCGGGTACAATGATGCAAGTATGGTGAATGGTGCCAAGCATGTTGAATGGGGCGGAATGAGATACACCACCAAAGGCATGATGATTCGAGCAGCAAAAGATATCGGATACGAAATATCATACTCGTATGGTGAAGATGAAGGGTGGCATAACATTAGCTGGCTAGAGATCAAAAAGCCCGGAGAGCTATCAACAGTCAAAGCTCACCAAACGTTGGGGATTGTTAAAAGAATATCGTAAATTGTTGCCAAAACTATTTACTTTAGTATCACAGAAGCAGTACAATAATTTTATACATAGGAGAAGTACAAATGTCAATTTTTGACCACTTAAAAGACGTAGTTGCACATACACACGGGCTTGGCGTTATTGAGCTCATCAAAGTTACTGGCACTGATTCGGAATCACTAATCGACGCAATGTCAGAAGATCGTAGCGTTATTGTCCAAGCCAAAACGCACAATCCAGTACCAGAATTTGTTGGACAGTTTGGTATGCCAAACTTGACCAAACTGAATGTTATCTTGGGTATCCCAGAGTACGCAAAGGATGCGAAGATCGAAGTACAAACACGTGAGATCAATGGTGCAGAAGTACCAGCTGGCTTGAAGTTTGAAAACAAGAACGGCGACTTCAAGAATGAATATCGCTTCATGAGTGGTGAGCTCGTCAACGAGCAGCTCAAGCCTATCAAGTTCAAAGGCGTGAAGTGGAACGTAGAATTTGCACCGACAGTTGCGAATATCCAGCGTATGAAGTTTATGGCGCAAGCAAACAGCGAAGAAACTACCTTTGTTGCAAAGACAGAAGGTGGCAATCTGAAATTCATGTTTGGTGATCACTCGTCACACGCTGGCAATTTTGTGTTTGCTGAAGGCGTTACTGGTACATTGACTAAGGGATTCCATTGGCCAATTGGTGTCGTTCAAAGTATCCTCAACCTTCCGGGCGATAAGATGTTCCGCTTCAGTGATGAAGGTGCTGCTCAGATCACAGTAGACAGTGGCTTGACGGTGTACAATTTCATCATGCCAGCACAACAGAAGTAAATGTCTAACTTAAATTGTCCACAATGTGGCGGGTTTACGACATGGCCAGAGCATCATAAGTGCTACCCGCAATGGGAGGTCTGCTTCGGCGATAACGTCGAGCAGGCTATCGACTATGGTGTCACAACTGTGTATGCCTACGAGGTTACCGATGCTGTTGAAATAGCAGCAGAGCAAGACGACTGTAATTCAGGAGAATACTCTATCGTTAGCGCCGGCGAATCGAAAGCGTGGGCAAGAAAGTTAGGCGACACCGATTGGATTGAACTCACAGTATATGGCGAGTCAGTCCCACAATACACGGCCCACGAAGTGCAGAGGAAAGAACAGTGATAGATCCAAAAAATCAGATTAATTTAACAAACGAACAAAAAGACTGGGCAGTTTTCTTACCTGCACTCTCAAGCTTTTACGGGACCTACGTTGGTAAGCAACGGGCCGACCCGAACTATGTTGACCCAAAGCGAGTGCCGGTTGGTTTTGAATCTGGCATCGAAGGGCTGAACTGGCTCAATCCTAAAGAAGCCTATTTTCCGTATCATTGGGCTCTGTACTCTGCAGGTCACGCAGACTTAGACGTCAACAAGGTTGCTCCGCGAGAAGACATGGTCAGAACCAGAGACCGTAAAAACTCGTTCATTCTCGGCGACAGCGGAGGCTTCCAGATCGGCAAGGGCGTATGGGAAGGTGACTGGAAAGACCCGAACTGTCCCAAAGCGCAGAAGAAGCGTGAGCTTGTTCTGTCGTGGATGGACGCCTACATGGATCGCGGCATGGTCCTCGATATTCCGGCGTGGGTTGTGTTGAGCCCATCTGGTAGAAAGGCTACTGGCATCAACGAATACCAAGATGCTGTAGATGGAACAACTATCAACAACGATTACTTCATGCGTAATCGTAATGGCAACTGTAAATTTCTCAACGTTCTGCAAGGTCAGACACACGACGAAGCTGATGACTGGTATAAGCAAATGAAACATTACTGCGATCCTAAGAAGCATGACCAGCCGTTCGAAGGTTGGTCAATGGGAGGACAGAATATGTGTGACATTAGTCTTATCCTGCGGCGATTGATCGAAATGAGAGACGACCAACTACTAGAGAAAGGGTATCATGATTGGATGCACTTCTTGGGCACAAGCAAGCTTGAGTGGGCATGTATCCTCACAGATATTCAACGATCAGTTCGCAAATACCACAACGAAAACTTCCAAGTCAGCTTCGACTGTGCTAGCCCGTTCTTAGCAACAGCTAATGGACAGATTTACACAACTGTTGAGATCGAGCACAACAAGAAGTGGTCGTATCGTATGGGTGGCAGCGTAGATGATAAGAAGTACGCCAGTGATACACGATTGTTCTCGGATGCTATCCTCCAAGACAAGCTAATGGATCGATTTGACGATAGTCCGATTAGCTTGCGAACCAAGATGAACGATGTTTGCATCTACGCCCCGGGGCACCTCAACAAAATGGGCAAAGAGAACAAGACAAGCTGGGATAGTTTCAGCTATACTATTCAAATGGGACACAACGTTTACCAGCATATTTACGCGGTTCAAGAAGCAAACCGGCAATACGATAACGGCGTATGCCCTAAGATGTTGCGGACAACGCACAGTGGACACTTAGAAACAGCTCGAGAAGTGATCGATGAAATCTTTGCCAGCGATACAGGACGAGCATTAGATCTTATCACTCAGCATAATCCGCTATGGAAGTTAGTTATCGGCACACGCGGTAACTCTGGTAAGAAGACCGTAAATGCCTTCTCTAAAGCTAAGACCTTGTTTGGTGCAGACATTATTGGTGGCAAGATCGGTGTTCCGAAGATTGAAAGAGTCGAAGCAACTGTGGTACTATCAAGTTCGCTGTTTGAAATAGAAGGTGAAGAAGTAGTCCAAGCCGAAGTAAAACATCACATAGATGATTCGGGGCTAGATGAAACTGCTCTCGATCAATTAGAAGGAGAAGTGTAATGTATTCAAGGAAAATTGCAGCTCTGCAAGTAGAACATGCTGCTCTAGAAAAGCAGCTCGAAGATATCTCGCACATTACCGACGAAGAAGCCAAAGAGCTCAAGAAAGAAAAGCTTCGAGTTAAAGACTTGATCGAATTTTATAGTAAGAAGGACGCAACATGAAACGTGATTACGCTAACTCAGATACACCGCAACAGCTAGCAACATTTTTCTACGGAAATGAAGTAGAACATACCCCCGCAAAGGGGATGCTCACTTTGTTTGTTGTAGGGTTGCAACCAGTTGATGTCATCCTGCAAGAAATCAAAAACAATGGCCTAGGTATTCCACATATCTACTTCGGTGCAAATCAATCGTTCAAAGCAGCTGGTGACAAGGATTGGATAGGCTGGACAAAGATGGTCATGGGGCTGCTCGAGGCGGGATACTGGACAACGTTGGATGTTGAACCTATTGAAATTGGCACGCTGCTTGACACCGGGCTTTGTGAATACAGAAGGTTCATCCCGATGATCTCGGTCAAACTGCCGTACATTGACCAGCTCAATTATAACGCTACGATTAAGATAGACGATATCGGATTCGAAGCGACCAATCCAGGCGTTTGGTGTCATCGAGTTCATGATCTCAAAGACCCAAACAAATTCACAACGTGGGACAAATACACAGAGGACAAGCTAATCAAATGAGCTTACTAGAAGAACAATTAAAAACAGCGCGTCAGGAAAATGCCGTGAAAAGTATCGATAACGCAAAACGCTGGGTTTGGGTAAACTTCCAAAAAGAAGGTATTCATTGCTTCCCGGCAGCGTTAGAAGCCCCGGAGTTAGCAGAAGTGTCGTTTTTAGGATATCCGCATCGACACATTTTCCATTTTAACGTGCAGGTTCAAGTCACGCACAATGATCGAGACATCGAGTTCATCTTGTTTAAACGGTGGTGTGAATCGTTATATGAGGATGGAACATTAGATCTCAACTCTAAGAGCTGCGAAATGATGGCTGATGACTTATACGGAAAGATCGCCGCATCTTATCCGGGACGTGACGTTATCATCAAAGTCAGCGAAGATCTTGAAAACGGCTGCACAATCGAATACACCTTTTAACCAAAAAGTTAGTATAACCAGCAGTAACCTGTTATTATAATTACTACTTCCGCAACACCTAACCGTAACACAACCTTTAATTAGGAGTAACACAAATGGCATCATACCCATCCTATATCAAGAAGTACCTCCGCATGAAACCTGAAGTGAACCAAATCTTTGCTGATTTGGAAGAGTTTCGTCAGTTCGTTGTAATGCAGTACCCACTGATCAAGTTTGATCCGGCGGATCTAAACAAGAATTCTAGCCCTACGTGGCAGAAATACATGCGTCATCAACGTGCGCTGGCACGTAGAACTGAGAGTAAATGAAATCTGAAGAAATAATGCGTCGGGATGAGCAAGGCACATACGCCAAGCTTATTCCGACGCACAAAACTAAGAATCAAATCCTCGACGCAGCAAATAAAATCAACATCGAAAATTTGATAGGCCCGCGGTCATTACATACAACTGTTATCTACAGCAGAGTAGATTGCGGAAATATTCCGCAAGCAGTTTGCGATCTGCCTATTGTAGCACACGGATCGCATTTTGACCTGTTTGATAATCCAGACGGAACTAAAAGTCTAGTACTAGTGCTAGACAGTAGCGAAATACATGAGCTTCATTCATTACTCAAACATGAGTATGGCGCAACCCATGATTTTCCATCGTATCAACCACACGTTACCCTAAGCTACGACTACACCTATTCAACGGTGCCAAGCAAAGCCATACTAGAGTATTTGCAAAATCTAGAGTTTGATAAGTTCATCGTCGAACCACTAATCGTTGATTGGCAAGAAAAATAATGAGCGATACTGACGATTTCACTAAGGTTATTCTGCCGATGATTCGGAAGATTCTACCGAGCACTATAGCCCGCGAACTCGTTAGTGTTCAGCCTATGACCGATTTTATAGATAAATATCGGCTCAAGT